GTTTGGATTGTAGAGGCGAACCTGAGAATTCGCGCCGAAGCGGATTTCGCCTGCAAAGGTTCCAGATGCCGAAAGGGTGGCGACATCAAACCATGTCACACCATCAGCGCCGAGAGATTGTAGCTTCACCGATGTTCCGGTGAAAACGGCGTTCCAGACGTAATTGCCGCGCTGGACGCCAGTTACGGGGATTGTTCCCGATGTTGCGGCGATGGTTGCGTTTGTTGCCAGCGCATAACTGGCTTGGGATGCTAGTGTGATCGTAGGGTTAGCCGCACTGCCCTGCGCATTGCCGTTTGCATCGGTCGGCGCTCCCGCTCGATACTCCAGCCCTGTGGCCGGATCTATCAGCTTAACGCCGCTCATGGTTCAGGCCTTCAGTTTGGCGTCAATCGCCTTTTCAATGTCGCGCAGAACGCCGCTTCGGCTTTTGCCCGCCGTCTCATCCGACTTGAGTTGCTCAAGTTCCTCGATGGAGAGCGAGGGAAGAGCCTTTTCAATATCGCGGGCGTTCTGGTCCAGAATTCCGCCCTTGGGGACATCGCCACCGTTTTCCACAGCCGGGAAATCCTTGGGGTGCAGATACCAGCCATCCGCCAGAGCGGCCTCCTCGTCGTCAGCGCCCGTGACGGTGCCGAAATCCATTTTTACGCCATCCCATACGCCTTCGTCGCCAGGCCGATAGATCGCCTTGGGATATTCGTTTCCGTTGCTCATTGTCGCCTCACTGAAGAGAGGGGAGGGCCGAAACCCTCCCGATTTTTTACGCCTGACCGAACTGTTGCGCACCGATCATCTCGGGCTGGACAGCGCCCAAGCCGTAATCGATATCGAGGCGCCACTTGGCGTTCAGGGTGTTGATGTCGCCCTGGCCAACCAGAGTGATCGGCAGTCCCAGCTTGGGCGTGGTGGCCGAACGCGCCACCTTCCATCCCGCTTCCGGATCGACCGCGAAGGTGCCGGGGAGCAACTTGATTGCGCGGCGGTGGAAGAACACATTCACCGGGGCGGTGGTGGTGTTCAGGAACGTAATTCCCGCGCCGTTGGCTGGGGCGCCTGTCACGTTCTTGTATTCCAGTTCCGCCCGTGTGGCGCCCGTGCCGGAAATGATCGGCGGCGAGATGCGCACGGTTCCAGTTCCGCCCGCGCCCGTGACGATCTGCGTGATGCGGAAGGTCTTGGGCTGGCCGGTATCCTGTTTGGAGATATGGTGCACCGAATTGACCGTATTCGCGGTCGTGAACTGGAACGCATCGCCTACCTTGACCGCGCCGCTGGTCACAGCAATCGAAATCAACTGCGTCCGATTATCGACGTTGGTCGGGTTCCCGTCCGTGTCGAGCGTTGAAGCGACCGGCGTGTAATAGAGCGGCTGCGCGTTGGTGATCGTCACGCCGGTCGCAGCGGCGGCCGTCAGTATCTTCGTCTGGTCATTTTCGAACAGGTCGAAGTTACCGATGCTCTTTACATAGGCACGCTCATAAGCCGACCGGGCCAGCGGGCTATCGCTGGTCTGCGGTTTGGCAATCTGTCCGGCCATCTTGAGATAGTCCCGGGCCGAATAGAACGCCTTCTTCTCGAAATTCGGAACGCCCTGCTCAACCATGATAGCCGACATTTCCGCCAGGTCATCGAACCCGGTTGCCGCGACGGTTCGCTTGCTCCAGAGGGTCGCCCAGTTGAACGCCATGTTGAAGGTGTTGAGGTTGACCTTCGACGCGAGAGAGAGGCCGGCATCCTTGAAATAGCGGTCGATATTCTGCTGATCGCGGCCATCCTTAGGCCCGATGGAAACCGGCGTGGAATGGTGGAGGCCAACGCTGACCGGCACCGCCAACTGCGTGATATTCCCAAAGTTCGCGGTCTGGTCGAAGCCGTCATAGACAGCCGGGATGTAGGGTTGCGGAAGCCAGACCTTGTCGTTCATGCGCTGCTGAGCAGCGGGGCCACCGGGGAGAGTGTCCTTTTCGACCTCCTGCGCGATGACCAGCATATCGTCGAAGCCCTCAACCATTTCATCAAAGGCGGTAATGACTTGTTTGGGAGTGCTGAGAGTCATGTGAAAAATCCATCTAAGGGCCGCGCCGTCATCTCGACGGGAGAGGCAGTTTGATTACTTCGCTCGCGATTTCAGCTTGGCGCGGTAGGCGATTAGCTTGGAGCTATCCCCCGTGCGGTCAGCTTCCTTCTCAAGCCGCTCAAGTTCCTTGTCCTTCGCCCCAGCAGTTGGCGCACCACCGCGCGCAATGCGTTCAGGCTCGGGAGGTCCACCGCGTTTCGCCACAGTCATTTTTCCTTCCAGCTTCGAAACAGCGACGGCCAGCTTGATCGGGTCAGTAATCTTGGAGAGTTCGGCCAGCTTTGCCGGGTGTTTGCCCAGCGCGTAGATGACCATTGCGGAGTTTGAGGCCGCCTTGACGATGACCGCCTGCTGCACTTCCGACAGCGAGGACAGGGCAACGTCTTCAGCTTCCTGCACGTCCTTGAACTTGAGCGCAGCCTTCTTTTCGTGATGGCTTTGCAGTTCCTGGGACCATGCTTCCGCGATCTGCTCCTGGGCTTGTTTGGCATTCCGCGCCTGCTCGTCGGCCTTGGCCTTCAGGGCTTTCCACTGGTCGAGTTGGGCTTCATAGGCTTCCTCGTCATAGTCACAGCCGGCGAGGGTGGGCTTTTCGCCAACCTCAATCGGTGCAGCTTGAGGGGCCGACTTGCGGAGGGTTTCAACCTCCTTCGCCTTCTCTCGCAGTTGTGCGCGGAGATGCTTCACCAACCCGGTTTCGGCTTCTCCAGAGGACGGCGCATCCTCGCCTTCGAAAACAAGCTCTTCCTCTTCTTCCGGCGATTCCTCGCCTTCCGTTTCGGACTGCCCTTCCTGCTCCTGATCCTCGTCCCCCTGTTCGGTTTCGAGTTCCTCAGTCAGTTCGAGCGTGTCGTCTTCGAAATCTGCCATTTACCACCCATTCACTCACCTGTTGCGGCCAGGCGGTTGCCGATGGGTCCGAAATTACGGGGCAGGGGTTGGCACGGCTATTAATGCTTTTAGGGGTTTATAATGGAGTCTGTGCAGTTCGTGCCGCAGGCCATGCACATGAGGCGGAAATCACCCTTGCGAAAATAGGCGGTCAGTGCCTCCGATCCGCAATTGCATTGAAAGAAGCTGTCGCCCTCCGATGCGCCGAACGGATGCTTGGGATGGCCCTTGGGCAGTTCGCAGGAAGGGCAATCAACAAACATCGTGCCCATAGGGGCAACCGCATGCCATTCATGGCCGCAGCCGATACATTTGCATTGGCCCTCCCAATGAGGCTGACGTTCCTTGCGGGCATCGGCCAGGGATATGACGCTCATGCTGCAAAGTCCGTGGGAAGGTCGCGACCCAATCGAATGCGCGGGCCTTCCCCACGTCCTAGATCGGGATCACCTCCCTCCGATTGCGCGGTATCATTTGCCGCCTCCATTCCCACCAGTTGGGTCTCTCGAACGGTCTGGCCTGTCTGCGCGGCTTTCTGTGCTGCGCTGGCGAGAGTTTCCACGGCTTTGGCCCCAAGGAGTTTGGTGTTGGCCTGCGCCTGTTCGGTCTGCGCACCCTTGAGCGCCGCCGATGCCTCGAACTCCTGCGCCTGCGCCAGCAATGCCTGCTGCGTGGCGTCGGGCTGCTCGTTCTGCGCAGCCTCTTCCATCTGCCGCTGCTCTTCCTCGTTGGGCGCGACGACGCCCATGGAGACGAGCCGCTTGCGGGCATAGGCTTGGAGGTCGTTCATCCCCTCGCCGTCCTGGTTCATCACGGCGGTGAGGGTGGCGACGGTCGCCAGTTCGGTATCACCCGCAGCCTGCGCAACCGTCGCGGTATTCAGGCAGGACTTGACCGTCTTGTCGCGCCGCGTGGCCGTCGCCTCAGTGACCGAGCAGACCACCTTGTATTTGCCGCGCGCGATGTCATTGCGAATGCGGAACACGCCGTTGTCGTCGGTGAACTGCTCATGCAGCGTGGCAACGCCGTCGCCGCCTTCCTCGTCCATCGTCTCGACTTCGCGGCCAGGCTCCCAATAAACCTCCCGCGACATACCCAGATAAATCTCACCCTCGCACTGGACGGACTGGCGCATGTTATCGAGCGGGATACCGGACTTTGCATCAACGCGCGTGGCGGCGATGTCCATGGCTTCGGCGCTGGTGTTCGCCTTCACCTCGTCCACTTCCTGATCCTCGTCGGTCAGGTCGCCGGATGCGATCTGCATCAGGGTTGCCGTGACGGGCGCAAGTTGGGGCGGGGAGATGGTGCCGACAGGTCCGGTTGCGATGATCTGCCCAGTTGATTCATCGATCAGCGGGTTGATCAGGCGATAGGGCGAGCGAAGGATGTTAGCCTGCTCCCAAGCCTCTTCATGCCCCGCGATCTGCTCAGGGGTCAGCATCGGAACTTCATTAGGTGCCAGACTGTCCGTCTCAGCCAGCTTCGAAACCTTGGCGTTGTAGATCCGCTGAGCGTCCATGCGCTTAGACACAGCGCCACGGAACCGCTCCATATTCTCCACAAACCAGCGCTTGTGATAGACCGGCACAATCGGGATACGGTCGCCTGCAATCGCGCCATGCTCGATCAACACTTCCGCACCGGACATGGTGTATTTCATGATCCGGCAGCGCTTGCGGCGCTTGGTCTTAACTTCCCAGCCCTGCGCGCGCCTATCGTCCAGTTCCTCACCACTGATCTCGCTGGCCCAGAACCGCTCTTCCTCGTCCAGCATGGGATGGGTCAGAACATACAGGTTCTCGTCCTTGTCCACCTTCTCATAATATTCGCAGACGATGACCATATCCGGCTGGAACCAGCCATATTGCACGACGAGGCGGTTTTCAGGCCAGTCGACCGCGAACTCGTCGCCATATTCCTCCGCGAACGCATCGCGGCTGTAGGCGGTCAGCACGAACGCAAACCGGGCATCCATCTTGTCGTAGAGCTTGGCATTGATGTCGAAGAACACACGCTGGTCAGCGTCGGCAATCAGCAGGCCGGGATTGATGCGCTGGGCATCACTGTCCTTGTCGTATGGGTCCGCTAGCTCGTTCGTCAGGCGGTATGCCCCGAAGCCGCCCGCCTGCGCTTCCTCGAACGCATTGTCGCGGGCCTGCTGCGCCTTGAAATAATGATCGTCGGCCCGGTGGATGCCGTCCAGCGTGTCAGCCGTTTCCTGATCGCTCTCGCCACCAGCGGGACGGAAGTCGGGAACGATGCGGTTCTCGCGATAGTCCAGGACCAACTTTTCAACGCGGCGGCTGATTTTGTCGATCTCGACCTTGATGCTGTTCTCAAACTGCTCGCCCCATGGCCCTTCCCACATCGCGCCGGGGATGGCGATGAAACGACGGCAGACCAGCGCTTCTGCCCGCATTTCCATCTGGGGCAGTGCGGTAGCGTCGAACCGCTTCAGGGCGCGCTCATGGACCTTAGCGAGGCGCTCGCTATCCTCGGCGGCCTTGTCCTGGTCGAGCGCGGTATCGTGTTCCATGCGTGGACGGTAGGCATGGATGGGGAGGGGAGGCGATTAATGCTTTTCACCTAGTGCTTCAGCAATCTTTCTCGCCATGTCCCGTAACTGCGCTTCAGTCTGCCAGATGAAATTCAGCGGCTCACCGTCGATAGAGACAAGAAACCCTCCATCATCTGGTTGGACCAAGACGGGCGACTCTGCGGCAAACTTCATTTCCTTTTCGTAATCGATCATATCACCTCCTGTTGAATGCTGTGCGGGTGCGGGGGGCGGTGGTGGTGGTAACTTTTGCCTCTGGCTTCTGATAGCCGAGCATAACCTCCGTTACGGCCCAGACCATAGCGTCAAGACGGTTGGGGGAATGTTCGCCCATGAAGCCAGTGTTCGTCATCATACACATTTCGTCTTCCATTTCGGCAAGTGAACCGACCATGGACATGCGCCCCTGCTCCCACAGCGCGGACACAGGTTCGGCGCGGACAGCTTTGCCTCTGCTGGCTGTAACCTCCTTGTACGAAGCTTTGCCGTCTGCGGCCCTGATAACGGCTTGAACCATCGCACCGCCAAAGTTGCGCTCGGCCACGATGCGATCAGCTTCAAACCGATAATAGGCATCCAAGGCGCGGCGCGCCCAGCCTTCAGGCGACAGCTTGCAGGTGTAATCTGCGAGAATATACCCCCTGCCGTCGATGCCCCGGCCCGCG